TACGCATAACATACTATTTAAGAGCTATGATGATTGTAGTCACAGCAAAGAAGCCATGTACTTTATGATGGAGCATCAACATGACGATGTGCATATTTATTGTAAGGGCACAGCGGTTGCGTCTAATAAACTTGTTAAGCCGAAAGTGAGGCCATGAGAGATAGAACCAACAAAAAGTGGACTGATGCAGAGAAAGAATGGATGGGTTATAAACGTAAATTAGCAAATTTTAAAAAAGAAAGCGTTAGCTTATCCAAACCTCCCTGGGAGAAAGAAGCCGAACAAATTAAAGAAGATAAAGAAAAGAATTAGCGGGGATTTACCCCGCTTTTTTTTGTCCCCTGGTTGATAAGCCGAACAAATATCTGTATTATTTTTGTGGGACAAGTTTTTGAGGTAGGTTTCTCTTCTTGTCCCACGAATATCCTACATTGTTTGTTTTATTGTTAGCCCGATACGCATTGAAATTTGAGGCACGATTGCGTTTCCTAATCCTCTAAGGCGGTCCACCCGATTGGATACCCCATGAGCCACTCGACCCACTCTGGGTTCAGGCTGCCAGTTTTTTCTGGCTGTAATCTTTTCGCCACTATAGCTAGTTGCGTGTCCTGTCTCCTGTCCCGATATAGGTTCATGTTCTCGCCACTGTCCTTGTGATCTCTCGCTGTCGGTGTCGGCCACATTGATCTCGCTACTTCGCTCTCCAAGTTCGGAAACTTGTCCTTCGCTCTGTTGTGTATGTTCTCCGCTGACATTGCTGTGCATGCTCTTGGAGTAGGCCACATCTTCACTTGATCCGCTAGGTTTGCCCCGAACACCAAGTCGCTGCTCTTGCTTATTCTCTGCCCCTTCTCGTTCAACGTCCGTCCTTCTTTCATGTCGCTTGCTCTCGGAGTTGCCCACATGTTCGGCTCTTGTGCTTTCTCCCAAGCTTCTACTATATCTGGATTGACTTGCTCCCTTAGATTGCTCGGTCTTGCTCTGCCCTTGCGTGTTGTGTTCGCTTGTTTCTCCAATGCTTCCTGTGACCGTTGCGGTAGATGATCCATCGTGTTGGGTGTCGCCCACATTTCTACAGATGATCCAGAGTCTGTCTCGTCGGTGAAATGCGTCCGTGGCACAAGCTGGAATAACGAACGGCCTTGTGGCGTAGCCTTCCCCTTCCAAGTCAGATAGCACTTCGTCGAGGCCCATAGAGACATGCCCATACACATTTTCGAAAACGCAAAAAGAGGGTCGTTTGGCTTTAATAATGGTAAAAATGAAAGGCCAGATGTGTCTGTCATCTTCTGTGCCTCTTCGCTGCCCGGCAACACTGAAAGGTTGGCACGGATATCCTGCTGTGAGGATGTCGCAGTCTGGAATAAGTCCATTTGGGTCATTTGCTAACTCCTTTACATCTTCTGCAATTGGCACATCAGGCCAATGTTTTTTTAATATCTTTCGGCTCCAGGGTTCTATATCACAAAACAATACTGGTTTACTTAGCTCTGCCCACTGAAAACCTAGTGCAAAACCACCAATACCCGAACATAAATCAACATGTCTAAGCATCTTTCTTTTCCAATGCTCTTTCCAACATTTCTAATAAGGCGAACATTTCTTCACCTTGTTGTTTTCCACTAAAAAAGCCCACGTTATCCTGATCAAGGATTAAAACATGGGCTTTTCTTTTAAGCTGCTTTATTATTGTTTGTATTTCTACGTCCACACGGCATCCCCTTTCAGAATGATCGCATGACCGACAATGCCTGTCCCGCATAATTCTGTGGCTTCTTTGTTAAACGGCAAGTCATCGAGCAGCCCTTCTTCATTGACTAAAACTTGCCAATCGGGTTCTAATGGAGAACGTACCATCTCCACTAACCCCCCCACAATCTTCTGCGCTTCTTGAAGCGTTGGTTGTCTATCTTCAAATACTGTAATCATAATCTTTCCTTTTTCTAGAATAGTTGGTACAATTAGCATAATATCCCGCACTAGTCAAGTATGTCTTCCTCTTGATTTAACTGCCCTCCGACAACACCAAGCCATTTACGCGGACCACTTCTGCTTCGCTTAAATTGGTCAATACGTCCATCGTTTTGTAGTGATGTTACTGCCTTTTTAATTGTGCTTTCTCCTACATTTCTAAGGTTGCCTGCATTGATATCATCATTTGTCGCTGTTCTTATGGCATCAAAAACACCATCATGCATACCGCCCTTAGTAACGGGGATACCGCGATCTTCTCGCGTTCTAATAAAGTTAAAGACATATTCTATTCTTTCCCGAACGGCTTGAGACATAGCAAAATTTCGTATGTCTATACTCTTATCTTCTAACAAACCAGTATCTGGATTACGGATAAAGTGTCTTATCTCTCGATTTGCAGGGCCGTTTGCTTTTACCACCGCACCGTCAAAAACAGCATTTCTTGTGTATGGCACTTGTAAGTCTTTACAGCGTGACTTAGCCGTAGCCTCATCTACTTGCCATACAGAGAACGCACATCTTACACCGTCCACAATCGCAGACGTACCTCTGATTTTATTACGAGCTTTCTCTGGCGAATCAATAAAGTCATTGTCGCTTACCTTCGCCATATGGTGGTTTACCATAACTGTTGCGCCTGTTTCTGTAGATATTTGAGCTAACAAACCCATAAATGCTGCACCAGCAGCGGGATCAGCATTTACATCTGCATGAACAAATGATGCCATTGGATCAATGACAATCAACGCAAGGTCTTTGATCTCCAACATTTCTTCGTAAATCTTCTCAAACTCTGGTGATGTTGCATATGTATTGTCTACTTTCATCATAATTGGAAACACACCGCCTTCGTTCGGCAGCGGTACAATGATGCAATCATGTTCATAACCCGAACGTTTGTTCAGGGGATCGAGTCTACTGATCCGCCTGTGGATCTCGTCCTTGTCATCTTCTGCTGACAAAATTATTGATGTGCCATGATTTGAAACAAAACCACCGAAAGAGCTTTGCATACCATCACCTGATGATACCTTCATCGCTAAATCAAGAGTCATCATGCCTTTACCGCTATCCCCTGCGGCTGCAAACACCACTGGCACCCCAAGCGGTATTGTATCTCCAATCAAAAACTTCTGCTCTGGAGCCGAACCAACAAACTGTTGAGTAATAAGCAAGTTCTGGTTTTTGAGAGATAATACCTTTTTAACCTTATGCGTAGGCGCATTGAGAAAGTTTGAAATATCAAACCCCTCTTCAATCGCATCTGCGGCATCCCACTTTTTAGGCTTACCCTTTGGTGGCACGAGCATGGTGATTGATTTTGCACCTGCATTCTGAGCCAGTTCTTGTACTATCCTAGCTAGTTTTTTACCTGCATCATCATTATCAGGCCATATGATTAGCTCTCTGCCTTGTAGTGGAGAGAAATCAAACTTGTCTTTTGTATTACGAGATAACATCCCTGCACCACCGATGGTACAGGTAGCTGTGTATCCTTGTTTTGTTAGCTCATCTGCACACTTCTCACCTTCCACCCATATTACGCGATCTGATTGCGCAATGTCAGGGAGGTTATAAAGCGGTCTGGTTTCAGGTAAACGTGGAAACTGGCGGAACTCTTTCTTCGTATTCCCGTCCGTATCCCGAACAATTTCACCCGTTGGATCTCTTTCGATATATCTTCGTACCGTTACAAGGACTTCTCCATCAGTTGATAGATAGAAATACTCACCATCGTGTGGCGTGTTAGTATCAATGACCCGCTTTTGCTTAACTTGTTCGGGCTGTTCTTCCTGGGGCTGCTGTAACTTGTTCGGGTTAATCGGGTTAATTGGCGCTTCTGCTTGGGGACGATCTAAGAACGTAGAGAAATGTTCGGCTACATCGGTGATCTTCCACCTGTAAGCCTCCATTAGAATCTTGGATATGCCCCCAATTCCATCACCACTATTGAAATCCATGCCGCGCATAAAGTTGGGGCTTGATGGATCAATGTTTATTTTAAGAGATTGCCCTGCTTCACCTGACAATGAGCCAAGATAGAACTCATTCCGAACAACTCTTCCGTTTGGGTAGGCATTCTTTAACGCTTCAATCTGTACATATGACGGAACTTTCTCCGTAATCTCAGCGACTAAATCTTTTTGATTGCTACCATATATTGTATTGCCAACTACTCTTAATGACATTATATTGTCCTCATACTCGTATTTACCACTTCAAGGGGTTAGCATTGACACGGTGCTGACCCCTAATTATATTCATCTTTCCAACAAGTCTCCCTAAACTCACAAAACTTGCAAAGATAAAAATCTTTGCTTTGAGCTATGCGAGGTAGAATGTCACCTGCTTTCGATGCAGTCAAGATATTTACTGCCTTATCACTTGCTGCCTGTGCCAACTCCTTATCAAAAGGAATAAGTTCATAGTATATTTCAGACGTATTTTTATTCACGACTGTAAACAATGCAGGGCATTCTG